ATCGCCCTCTGCATACAAGGCTACCCTCTCGGCAGGCAGTTTCCACATCTCAGCTTTAGCATTAACGCCATGCTGATCTGCCGCCCGCTTCAGTTCTTCTTCTTTTTTCTTTTCGCCCAGATACGTCGAACCCAGCGCATTGAGGGAATAACTGAATCTGTTTTCGTCCAATAAAGGAGCGGCGACCATAGTGTCAAGAATAGCACCTTTGACCTCGATTCCTTCTGACAACAGCCATCCTAGATCATACTGAGCGTTATGAAACACCACAGACATGCCGTGGTCAAGTTGGTCTTGGAGCCAGCCGGTCACAAGACTTTTCGCCATGTTTCCGCCACCTTCGTGGCCAATCGGCAAATAAGCCTTCCAACCGGGGGCAGCGACAGCAATGCCTATAAGCTTACCGTCCCCCCGCGCCCATCCTGGCCCCAAGTCTCGAAGATGAGGATCTTTCGTCTCAACGTCCACAGCGATAATCTTCTCGCCAGACAGATCAGGAAGATGATCTGGCGGAGACCAGACCTTCTCATCAAATAAGTCCTCACGCATCAGTTTGTGTTAAAGCTGCCCATAGCGCAGTATACGCTGATGCATCTACTCCGTCATCTGGATTCGGAGATCCCACCTCATCCCTGGCGACTTTTAGAAGAACCATGCAAAAGGCTACGTCCGCTGCGCTAATATTCTTGTCCAGATAAACACTCCACAGGTCGGCCACTCTTTTATGTTGCGTAACATAATCGCCATGTTGTCTGGCTCTTTCTCCCCCGACCAAGGAAGCTGCTTCTGTTAATATCTCGTCCGGTTGTTTCATAATACATAATTCCTGTCCGTCTGCGGGTAAAGCACATGAAGAGACTGCTTCGCCCTCGTTACAGCTACATAAAAAACGCGATGCTCTGTAGCTGGATTCTTTTGATATTCTCTATGCGCTGCGTAGGATAAATCCGGAACAACTATAATATTGTCCGATTCTCCACCCTTCATGGAATGTATGGTGCTAACCTTGATTCGAGGGTTCCTGACATTGTCCCCCCGCTTTAAGGCATTGAGAATATAGTTTTTTGTCTCAAGGTCAATCTTACCCAAGGCTCTGTGCCATCTTATGGTCTCATTAACGCACAGACCCAAGCTCTCCTTGGCATAGTCCATAGTGTAGGATTCTTCTTCCTCCATGGCCAGTAGATTCCGTGACCTTGGCCCATAGCCCCTTTCGTAACCTTCTCCAACCTTCATGAAGGTGTATATGTTCCTGATCTTGGTAGGCTCTATAGGTGTTCCCTTGCACCAGGATTCCCAATCCATAATCGCTTCGTAGGTTTTGGTGGGAATGCTGGGGTGACCATTGCGACTGTAAACCCATCCCTCGTCACGAAGTTCCGCTGCGTAGTAGGAAGCTATTCTGTTTGTTCGAGCCATAAGACACCACTCGCCCTCTTGCATGGGTATATCCCACAAGTTCTGGTGATACCTCACGCTCCCCTCATGATCTTGAGGAAGCCAATCCTTTGGAGCCCTGTTGTCAATTCGATTAACAATAGACTGAGCGTGTTCCCACACTGACCCTGGAACCCTATAGGACTGATTTAATACAGTTTTCTTTTCTGTTGCGTTTAGAAAGGCTCGAACATCTGACCCTTGAAAGTTCATGATGGCTTGATCATCATCACCCGTGAAGACTTGTATGCGAGGCTTCTTCCGCAGTATATCGACCATTGACCATTGAAGGGTAGACAGATCCTGTGCCTCGTCCACAAACAATGCTTCAATGTCAGGGCAGACATCTGAGGCAATAAACTCTTCAATCATGTCTGTGAAATCTATCTTCTTGTAGACCTGCTTGTAGTTCTCGTAAGCCTTCACAAGATGAGTGAGTTCCGCAAAGTCAACCTTGTAGTCCCCTTGAAGACGATACATTTCCTCCATGGGAATACCTTTACTGCGAGACAGATGGTAAAGGTTCATGTAACTATCGCCCTTGGAAACTCCCAAGGTATCAAAGTCTGTTTCTACGTTTGAGTTCTTGGAACCAAAAACAATGCCTGTTGCGTCTCCAACGGCTTTCATATCTTTGGGCCCCATAACATCATCAGGACTGTAACCCCCGGCCCTGTAAGCCATGGAATGTAACGTCTGGAAGAAGGGCAAATCTTTTTCGTCTATGCCCCAATCTCTTCCGACTCGCTCTCGGCTTTCCCTTGCGGCTTTACGGGTAAAAGAAACACATGCTATCCGGTCAGGATCTATTCCTTCCTCGATGCAATCCCTAACTCGATTAGAGTTAGTCTGTGTCTTCCCCGTTCCCGGAGGTCCCAGTATCGTTTCGCACTGCATTTTCACTAACAATCTCTCTGCAAGAATTACAAAATTCGTGACCATCCTTCCAAGTGGTTCTGGTAACTTGTCCACACCAAGGACATTCTAGCCAGTAGTCCTTCATCAGAAAGGTGGATCCTCTGGTTCAAACGTAACGTCAGGCAGATCAACCTCACCGCGATTCATCTCTGGCACAAACCAGACACGCACAGACTTCCACCTGTCCTGATTGTCCTTGAAGCGATATGTCTTGTCCGCTTCAACGCCCTGATTCATTTCTTTGAGACGTTCTGTAATCTGGCCGCGAGTATATTGCGTAAACCCGTTGCGTTTCAAAAACTCCTGCAAGGCATTTAGTTTGAAGTAAGTCAGTCCCTCTTCTGTCCATGGCTTGCCTGTCAAAAGTTCCTCTGGGCTATGAGCCGCTATGCGAGAAGTACAAAACGCTTCGACTAGTTCCACAAACAGACCCTTCTGCGTTAACTCTTCAGGAACAGATATGCGTGTTGCATCTTCCAAAAGCGTGTCTATCAGATCCCGCCAATCACCTTCTTTCATCTTGGATGGCATCTTATACATCTGCTCCATGCAAGCTCTCTGGAACTCAACCTGCATCTGTAGCTGTTTGGTAGATAGTTCGAGCCTGGATCCATCCACGTTTACAAACCAGACAGGGGGTTCCGACTCTACAACGGTAAGACCACCCACCACTGGATGGGAGTTATGAAACCCAATCCCAAACTTTCGACTTCGGCACAGGCTCTTGTTGCAGTGACTTTGCAAGGGTTCCTGTTTGCAGGTGTAGGCATACTCCTTCTTTTCCAACTGCTCCTGGATAATCACTATCTCTCTGGCGGGTAAAGGAGGAGTGCAGTGTTCTCTGTTGTGCTTTTCCAGAAGTTCTTTCCAATCGTTGGGGGAAAACTTCCGATAGTAAATCCCTACGTTGAGAAGAGTCATGTTGCGACCCCCCTCTGGTATTCCAAACTCGGTTAGCTGCTGGCAACAGGGTGGTCCATCTGGCAGAACCGTATCTTGTGAACCAAGCTTAATGGAAGCCAGTTCCGCACCCGTGACGCACAGACTTTCAGCCAGGGACAGAAACTCTTCTAAAGTAAGACTGTCTCCGTCATCCTTGAGAGCATACCTCGTTGTATGCTTTGCGTTCTGGTAGGGAAGATTTATAAAGTTACCGACATCCCCTCTGTCCGCTCGAACTTCTTCTTGCTTGGGGAATATCTCACAGTTACCCCAGCCTAGAACGGAAGCAAACTCAGCTAACCTGTCGCGCACTTCGGCAGCGGCTATCTTCTCTGATAGAAAAAGAAACAGGTGAGCCCCGCCCGACTTTGAGCGGCACATAATCAGGGGTAGCTTAAATCTCTTGACCTTCGCTAGAAGAGCGGTGAGGTCTAGGTTGTAATCATCTATATCCAATGCTCCAAACGAGCATCGACTTGTTTCATCAATTGGTATCGACCCAACACCAAGTTTCCCGTCCAGATGATTCTGAACGAGTTGCAAGGTCAACGGCTCATGGACAATTTTGTAGTTCGCTTGCTTCTTACCGTGTCTGGCACGATCCAGAACAGCGGTCTGTCCGTGGGCTTTACCGTAGCCTTCAAATAATTGAAGGAATCTTTCTGCTACATTCTCCATCAGAAAAGAGCCCCCCTCGTGTGCAGACGAGGGGGGCGCAGTCCTTCCTAGAACGGCACTTCTTGAGAGGACTGATCTTCAAGCACCATGTCCGAAGGTGGCGGTGCAATTTGCAACTCCCCCTTCCTGATGGAGCTATGAAGTTCCTTACAATCGTTATAGGCATCAATGCTTTTGACCATATCGCCAACCCCAATTGACCAGGAATACCAACTACCCTTGTCGTTTCCATCTTCAATTGATTTCAAAGTATAGGTCTTGGCGAAAGAAGGTAACGTGGTTCCGTTGTGCTTCTGCATCGCAATCAACGTGTTCCACTTACGCGACACCTTCAACTGTGTCTTTTTCATGTCCAGAATGGCACTCTCAAGAGAACCATCCTCATGCACAATCTTGATGTAGTGCTGGGCTGTACGAACAAGTTCATTACCGTTTGGCAGAACTTCCATGCCGGTATCCTGATCTCGAACAGCTTGGCGAACCTCATTGCTGTCAGCCGACAGTTCGCCAACGAAACCACCACCCGCTGATCTTGGAACAAACTCCAACATCTTCTGGATGAAGTGGACGGGGAGAACAGAGACACCTTCATCGGCACCCCATACCTTGTTCGTAACCGTATTAAATATATCCCCTTGTGAAGCCCCCTCAATGAAAGCTGGATCGCTTTTCTTTAACTGAGGGCTCAATGCTTGGATGATACGCAGAAAAGGTATCTGCATATCTGTTGTTGATACATCTTCTAGACCCATCCCCGAATCTGCTTCAAATGCGGCGGTGAGTTCTGCTGGTAGTTTTCCGTTTGATTTTGCCATGTCTATGCTCCTTCTATCTTAGCTACTTGGCCAATGTGTGCGTTAAATATTTCAAGGTCTATTTCTTGGTTCGCTTCTACTCGTTCACGAATCAATTTCTTGAGAGTCATAGGTTCAACCCATGTCTTGGCAGATGTTTCAAAACCCTTGTCCTCAAGTTCCACTTGCAACGATTTCGCAGAATTGTCTTGGGTCACTCCAAACGACACACTTACATCGTTCTTAATGAAGTCACCCGCACCAATCTCGCGTAGATGCGCTAATGCATTCTCTCGTTGTATTGGATCTTTCGGCATCGTTCCGGAAACAAACGTCCGTAAAGACACCTTGTTTCCATTGACCTCAACCTTATCAAGTCCCATCTCGGCTAACTTGGCTGGGATAAGATCGTAAAGATATCGGTCACGACTACGTTTTAAGGATTTCGCAGTTTCTTCCACCTTACTAAGCTGCTGATTAACTTCGGATACGGTACGAATCAAATCACTTAATTCGCCCCCACCTTCCGTTGTCAGTCCCTCAAAAGCAGAAGCGTCAGCTTGGATTGCGTCCCAAACATCTATTTCAACCGCTGTCTTGTCTCGAATGTTACTCATCAACGTATCTCCTCGTCAGGGGTTAAATTCTCAATGCCACCACCGTGTAGGTTAATCTTCACTGGGTAATAAGATTTCTCAATCTTATCCCACTTCAACAAATTCACACGACCATGGTTTACGCTTGCGGCAACCGCGAATGCGATGCCGATAATGGCTGGATCTCCCATAGCCAACAGCCAATCATCATCATTGAAGCCACGAAGCTTGCGCCTTAATGAAGCCACAATTCTTCCAGGATTCAAATGAACCTGATCAAAAGGTGATGCTAGGGGTTCGAGGTCTCCCCACTTAAGTGCCGACACGATATCGACGCGGGGATTTTCTTGGGTAACAAATACAGCCATGAGTCACTCTCACTTTCTATTTTTACCTTGTAACACAAAGAAATTACTTTGACAACGGAAAAAGATATGTTAATTTACCACGCACGATGGCAATGAAATATAAATATAAAACCGAGCCTTACAAACACCAAGATGATGTTCTTCGCAAATCGTGGAGCGCAGTCAATTGGGCTTACCTTATGGAAATGGGAACGGGTAAGTCAAAGGTATGCATCGACAATGCCTCTCTTCTTTTTCAGATGAATAAGATTGATACCTTTGTTGTGGTAGCCCCCAAGGGTGTTTACCGCAATTGGGCGAACCTCGAGATTCCTGCACACATGCCCGAGACCATTGAACGGGTTGTTGCCATCTGGAAGTCTGGCGCGAACAAATCCGAGAAGAAGGTTTTGGAGGACATCCTAAAGCCCTCAGAGGCTCTTAGAGTGCTGGTTATGAATGTTGAGGCACTATCTACCCCCAAGGGTCGGAAGTATCTCACGGCTCTTCTGAAGGCTTCTAAAGCGATGTTGGCGGTTGACGAATCCACCGCAATCAAATCTCCCAAAGCTGGGCGAACCAAGGCTTTAATCAAGATAGGCGAACTGGCCACTTACAGACGTATTCTGACAGGGTTTCCTGTTACGCAATCCCCGATGGACTTGTGGGCTCAATGTAGATTCCTGGATAAGAAACTTCTCGGAGAGTGCGGAGATAACTTCTTTCAGTTCCAATACCGCTACGCTGTGATGAAGAAGCAGCACGTTGGATCACATTCTTTTAACCGCGTTGTGGGATACCGTAACCTCGAGCAACTTGGCTCCATGTTGAAAGATTTTTCGAGCCGAATTACGAAAGAAGAGTGTCTGGATCTGCCAGCAAAGATTTATACGCAGAGAAACATAGCACTGACACCTGATCAGAACCGTATTTACAACGAATTAAAAGAATACGCTCTTGCACACATTGATGACGAAGAGTTCATGACTGCAAACAACGTCATGACCCAGCTTCTGAGAATGCAACAGGTGTTGTCTGGTCATGTAAAATCAGACAGCGGAGAGTTTGTGGAGATAGATGATAATAGAATCAAAGAGTTACTGGCTTGTTTAGAAGAAGTTAAAGGTAAAGCCATAATTTGGTCACGATTCAGATACGATGTGAAGCGCATTACCGAAGCACTGACCAAGGCTCACGGCCCGGGTTCTACTGTTTCTTACTTTGGAGATACGACTGACGAGGAGAGGGTGGAAGCCATTGAGAAATTTCAAAATGGTGATGCTCGATTCTTTATAGGCAATCCACAGACAGGCGGTTACGGAATTACTCTGACTGCGGCAACAACCGTTATCTATTTTGC